GCGTCACTTGGAGTCCGAACAGGGTATTCAGGACGGCGCAATTCAGGACCTGGGAGACGTCGTCTCTGGCTTGGCAGAAGCACAGGGCGTAAATCTTTGATTGAGAAAGAGAGGAAAAAGTAATGGTAAAATTTTATGTAAACAGAATCAAAAACGGAGCTATGACGCTGGAGGAAGTGCCGAGCCTGTGGAGGAAAAAGGTTGAGGCAGAAATCAAAAAAGAAAACAACTGAATAATGTATCTTACCCCTGCCGTCTGGTAACATGGCGGCAGGAGGTGGATGTTTATGAAAGATGAAATTGTAATGGCAATCCTACAGGCGATGACGCCTATCTTGAATCAGGAACAACTTGCTCGCTTAAAAAACGTTGTCAGGGTACAATTATGCGGATACGACATCAGCAAAAAAGAAACTGGGCTGATGTCCACAGATCAGAATGGTCAAAATTATTTGAGAGTGTTTTTGGATACTTTTCGCCAAAACGGAAAGTCTGAGGGCACGATCGAGCAGTATCAACTGCATCTGGGCCGGATGTTATCCTACATCGGAAAGAATGTGGAGGATATTGAGGACGATGATCTGATCGCTTATTTGGAGAAGTACAGAACCATTCGCCATGTGTCGAATAGGTACATGAACAATATTCGCCTTGTTTTTAACAGTTTTTTCCGCTGGCTGCAGCGCAAAAAAGTAATTATGCGGAATCCTGTGGATGGATTGGAACCAATTAAGTACAAGCAAGCTGTTAAAAAACCGTTGTCTCCGGAAGAGTTGGAAAAGGTGCGCTGCGCCTGTGAGCTTGAGCGCGATTTAGCTATTGTCGAATTTTTATATTCCAGTGCGGTTAGAGTGTCGGAATTGTGCCGGTTAAACCGGGAGGACATATGCTGGGAATCGGATGACGTGATGGTGATTGGCAAGGGGAATAAAGAGCGGGAAGTATACCTTAACGCTCGGGCGCATCTGCATTTGAAACAGTATCTGGAAAGCCGGGAAGATGATAACCCGGCCTTGTTTGTAGGGACGCGCGCACCGCACGAACGCCTGACAAAATCCGGAGTCAGAAATATCCTAAAAAAGATCGGGAGTGCAGCGGGGGTAAGCAAAGTGCATCCGCACAGGTTTCGCCGGACGTCGGCCACGGATCTGCTCCGCATGGGTATGCCGATTGAGCAGGTGCAGGAGTTGCTTGGTCACGTTAAGATTGAGACGACGCGAATCTATTGTACAGTAACAAAAGAGCAAGTACGGGCATCGCATCGTCGCTTTATGTCAGCATAATTTGTGCGTATCATATGGGATTTTTTTAAGGCCGCCGCAAGACGGTCTAAGAGAGGTTGTAGGGGTAAGTTGCACCGGTGCAACGGTGGCAGGGAGCAGGCCAGAGTATTAAGTAGGGATTTAAAGTTTCCAGATGGGACTGGATTCTATCCAGATATAAAGG